GAGGGCATTACCGCCTGCTATGAGCGTCTTTCCCAAGAAGATAAGCTGGACGGCGAGAGCAACAGTATCAGCAACCAGAAGCGGATTTTGGAAAAGTATTGCCGGGATCACGGCTATACTGCCATCCGCCACTACGACGAGGACGACGGATATTCGGGAACCAACTTCAACCGGCCCGGATTCCAGCGGATGCTTGCCGACATCAAGGCGGGCAAGATCAAGCGCGTTGTCGTTAAGGATATGAGCCGGTTCGGGCGTAACTATCTGCAAGTCGGGATGTATACGGAAATGTTGTTTCCAGAGTATGGCGTCCACTTTATTGCCGTCAATGACGGTGTGGACAGTGTGCGCGGGGACAGCGAGTTTACCGCCATCCGCAACGTATTCAATGAAATGTACGCCAAGGACACCAGCAAGAAAATCCGGGCAACATGGCAATCCAAAGGACGCTCCGGCGAACACCTCACCACTATCCCGCCTTATGGGTACAAGAAAGACCCGGAGGATAAAAAACAATGGATCGTGGATGAAGAAGCTGCCGCCGTTGTCCAAAAGATTTTTGCACTGTGCATGGACGGTATGGGGCCGACGCAGATTGCAAAATGGCTGCAAAAAAACAAGGTGCTGAACCCTACTGCCTACGCCTATGAAAAAGGCTTGCCGGTAGCGAACAAACCAACGGCCAATCCTTACAAGTGGACGAATGAAACGGTATCACGGATTTTGGAGCGCCTTGACTATTTGGGCCATACGGTAAACTTCAAAACCACCAAACAATCGTTCAAGAGCAAGAAAAAGCTGTGGAACGACCCATCGGAATGGGTGATCTTCGAGAACACACAGGAACCCATCATTGAGGAAAGCGTGTTTCTGATCGTCCAGAAAATCCGACAGGGCCGCCGCCGTCCTACCAAGATGGGCGACATGGGAATGTTCTCCGGCCTGCTGTATTGTGCAGATTGCGGCGGAAAGATGTATCTGTGCCGGGCCAATCACTTCAAGCCAGAACAGGAATACTACATCTGTTCTACCTACCGCAAAGACCGCACCTTATGTTCGACCCACTCTATCCGTCGCGTCGTTCTTGAAGAAATCGTGCTGCGGAACCTGCGGGAAGCCATTCAGTATGTGACCCAGTATGAGGACGACTTTGTGCAGCGGGCAGCGGATCAAAGCCTGCGGGAACGGGACAAGGAGCTGGCACAAAAGAAAGACACTCTGGCGCAATCACAAAAGCGGATTGCCGAGCTGGATGTTATCATCAAGCGACTGTATGAGGATAACATTTCCGGCAAGCTCTCTGACGAGCGTTTCATCAAACTGTCCCGTGACTATGAATTGGAACAGACTAACCTTACAAACCTTGTCGAATATCTTCGGCAAGAAGTCAAGGAACAGGAAAAGCAGAAAGTCAATGTCAGACAGTTTATTGCAGCGGTCAGGAAGTACACTGATATGCAGCAGCTTGACGCCTCTGTTCTCCGGGAGTTTGTGGAGAAAATTTATATCTCCGAGGTTTACACGCCGGACGAGAATGAGCCGCGCATCAAGGTCAGAGAAATCGAGATCGTCTATAACTTCATTGGTGCATTTGATTTTGAGGACGCAAGGGAGCAATCCCAAGCAGCCCAAAAAGAAAAGAAAACCGGCGTAGCCTAAACTACGCCGATTCTCTCACATAAATGTTTTCTTACGTCACCGCCCCTAAGAGGGCGGTTTTATTATTAGCTGATCTTCTGCTCTCCCCAAGAGATTTTGAAGTTTCCGTCCTCGTCTGCCTCACGAGACATCAGCAGACTCATCAGGTCATAATCCACGCCAAAGCGGTCATACACCTCATCCAGATCTACGGCCTGCCCCTTCATGAAAAGGTTCAGTTTCTCTTTGGCGAGCACCATTTGCATCTGGTTGGACTCAATGCTTCCAGAGTAAGTAACAAAGTAGATGTCTTTCCAGTCCGTAGAGGTAAAGCGAACAAACCGCATATAGAACTGGCTCATCCGCGCATTGTTGTAATGCAGCTCCGGGATGATAACTTTGTTGACAAATTCAAAGTTGACAGAGGAGGGGAGGCACTGCTGGGTACAAAGGAGAATGCCGTTTCCGCTTTCTTTCAGAGTATTTTTCAGCTTCCGACGTCCGGCCAGAGTGGTGGTAGAGCCGGTCACGACAAACAGCTTCCGATCCGGGAATCTTCTGCGGATTTCATTAGCGTATGCTTCCACCACGTTCTTATGGCGGACACCAATAACTACAATCTCATCCTCCCATTCGCCCACCATGTCACAAACCTTCCGAATTTTGACCGGCGTATTCGGGCTGTCGTATTCCTCCACAGTGTTGGGTGCAGCAGAGATACGGAGCAACAAAGTAATCTGCTGGATCAGCGCCATCATGCTATCCTTGCGACTATTCCCGGTAAGGGCGAAGTACCGCTGGCGCATGGAGAAAAACTCTTCCATGGCCTTTTGATAGACTTCACGCTCTGCAGGAGCGAATGAAACTGGGGTTTGATGAAGTCTACGTATCTCTTTGCCGGTGATCTCCGCGAAAGTCCGGGTGATGACCGAGTAGGAGAGGAGCTTGTTCAGGACATCCGCATTGTAAATGTCCTGGGTTTTCTTACCCACTCCGAAAACGGTGATCCGCTCAGGCAGATGGGATTCAGCGAACAGATTGTATCCAGCTTTATAAGCAGGGAAGGGCTGGCCGTAGTAAGGATTACTTGAACAGTTCAGATATTCCTCACAGTCATCCTTCTCATAGCAATACAAATCTTCTGCCCAGGAGAGCATATTGTAAGAGTTGTTATAAAGCAGCTCAAGCTGAGGCGCACATTCCGAGATGTTGTTCCGGGTGACAGTGCCGGTCATTTCCAGCTTAAACCGTACTCTCCGAAAACAATCCAACACAGCCTTTGTGCGCTTGCTATCCGGGTTGGTCATCTCGTCGGATTCATCGAACACCAAGCACACGTTCTGGTTCCGCATTTTGATATGGCGCTTGATCTGCTTACGGTACTTGGTAAGCATATTCAGGGTGATGATAACGAACTCCCCATCCTGTACTTTGTCAAGGTCGGCGAGGCACTTTATCATCCGATAGTTGGTCATGCCATAGTTTTTGAACACCAGATCCCAGTTGTTCTTGATGGAGATAGCAGTGGACACCACCCACACGTTACGAGCGCCCTGACGCTCCATCCGATACCGACCTGTGGAGATGCCGGCCAGCGTCTTGCCACCACCCTGTTCCCACTGTAACAGATGATAACGCTTCTGAAGAACGAGGTTCAGGTCGTGCTTCTGGGTGTTATTGAGGTGAATCCACTCCTCGTTCTCATTGTCATAAACGGTAAAGTCATCCAGGAACTGAGCGATCCCGGCGTCCTGTTCCATCTCGGTAAAAGGTTTCGTCTCTCGCTTATAGTCGCGCTGCTTACGACGAATAAGGCGGGCATACTGCTCAAGACCTGTATCATCCGCTTGTCCAGAGGCAAGGGCATAGAAGGGAACGAGCTGTTTCATGCCGTCGCTCATGCTGTTCTGTGCCTTTTTGCTGTACCCTTTGTAAATCAGCCCTCCATCCTGCTTGACCAATCGTACCACATCCTGGCTGGGCTTCTTATGCTGAGACTTGATAACACGACGAAGATAGGCCAGTACCTTAGCTTCCGTAATACGGATTTTTGCCCATTGCTCATACTTCATATCCTTGGGCTGTTCCTGATGGCGGAACTTGTAGAGATATTCCTGACACTTGGCATATTTGTCTATCAGTTTGGGGTTGGACTTGATATGGAACATCAGCTTCCGCACTTCATACTCGAACGCATTATCGCTCCCACCCATCGACACCAGCTTAACGCGGGCACTGTTGCTCCGCATCCGCTCTCTGGCCGGGGCAACGACTTCCTTACGGACGATCTCAAGCAGCTCTGCCGCGTTATTCATGTCGGTCAGATTAAACCAGTTGGCGCTGTTCAGAGCATAAGGTTCTCCCTTGTCGGCAGTGTCCAGCTTCTTCTGCCAAAAGAGTATCTTGGTAGCGTAGCTATCCACGCCAAGAGATTTGAACGCATCCTTCTGGATGGAGACCTGACCCAGGAAAGAGAAATCTTTTGCCAGTTCGGAAATTTTCGCGCCGTCCAAATATTCGTCGGCCAGGAAAGACGCCGGCACCACAATCGCCATAATGCCCAGAGGCTTCAGCAGCTTCGCCGCTTTCAGGCAGTAGTACATCTGAGAGATGATCTCGCCACCCTCCGTCTCCCATTTCAGATTGAACGGAGGGTTGCCCACTACATAGTCAAACCGCATATTCGGCTGATAGAAACGGATATCACGGTGTTCCAGATTAGCGGCGGGGTAAAGATAGTGCGCTACTTTGTGGGACTTGATGTCCAACTCACAGCCGTAGAAGTTTGCCTCCAGCGGCATGAAGTTACAGAAGTTGGCGATGCCAGAGGTGAGGTCTGCTACCGTTTCGTCCATAGCAGGGGACAGCGCCTCCATGATAAACTGGCAAAGAGCGGGAGGCGTAAAGAACTGACCGTTCTCGATCTCCTTCTTAGCCTCCGCATACTCATGATAGTTGGCAAAGTCAGAGCGTTTCAGGCCATGCAATCCACCGTCTCCGGTATAGGCATTATAGATATCCTCGCGGGAGATCCCAGACTGTTCGGCCAAATCCTGGTCTACCAAATAGAGGATCTTGTCGTTCAACTCCTGTCGGGCTTCCTGGGGAATCGGTTCATTAAGGTATTGATACTTCATTCTTTCACCTGCTCTATCTTTCTTTTTCTGGAGAGAGGCTTTTGTGCGGAGTCCTCTCAGAACCGCGCCCCTCACTTCTATTACAGAAAGAAAAGGGGGATTGCTAACCGGTCAGGCTCTTTTTCTTACCTGATACCACTTTGTAACGCAGTCTCCAAAAAGCGGGCAGGCGCGAGAACAAGGATAATTGACGATCTTCTTTTCATCCAAAAGACAGGGCATACTGTCTCTGGAGGCTCCAAGATCAATCTCACTTTGCCGGAGCAATTTATCCGTAAACCCATTGACATACCTGTTATCATCTCTCACTTTGGCTAACTGGAATAGGGTGTAGATACGCTCCGAAAGATCGGGGTCATGTGTGGCATATTGCTGAAGAAGCTGGCGCTGCTCATATCCGGGCTTGTCCGCGCCCGCCATATAATCAAACAGCGCCTCTCTCAAAATCGTTTCCATCAGCTTCCCGGTGTAGTCTTCCTTCGGACAAGCGCACTCAGCGCTCATGTATGCAGCGATGGCCTCCAACAGCGGAGCATTTTCGCCCGCGAGTTTGCAATGCCCTTTGCAGCACATGATGATATTACAGGTTCTTTGTTCCATAACCTGCCTCCTTTTTGCTCAGATAGTTTCTTGTAGCCCTCGCTACACCCTCCAAAAAGCGGTTCCACTCCATGTTATATTCACCTGCCGGCCATTGGTGGAAGTCCCGAAGCATAGGCCAAACTGTGGTAGAAATTTCCACGTCGTTCAGGAGTTTTACCAATGGTACAAAATTGGTAATCCTCAGCCATGCGTGGCAAATATATAGCACCCGTTCCTCCATGTTGGTGCGCGGATCAATCTTTCCGGTGGAGTGCGTTTCCGAAAAGTAGTCGTTATGCTTGATATATAAGTCGTCACCTTTTAGGAATAGCTGGCACTGACATATTCCCTCAAAAGGGACAGAAGCGAATTTCCTAACGCCTCTGATTTCTTCCGGCTTTGGGAGCTTGCCGCCAGCACAAAGCACTTGGTATTCCGACTTCGGGAAAAGAAACTGTTTACAAAACGCAGCCGGATTAGATAGGGTCTTAGTGATTGGAGCGACCAGTGCCCCGGATTTCCAGAATTGATACTGGCACAAGTCGTACCACATTCCGTCGCTGATATCTCGGAAAAGCATCGCCAAACAGATGCCCGCCGACGTGTTAAACCTGAGAAGATAAACGGTAGAACCTTTGCGTTCCGCCGTTTTACAATCGTTGGCGGCAGCAAGCATCCGCTCAATGTACCCCACATGAGATTGGTCGGTATGTTCCATAATTGTGGCGTCCGGGTAGCTCTCCTGGGCTTTCTCTTGGGTGGGATAGTAGAGCAGCAAAGTGTGGCCGTCTGCGGTTTGCACCTTAAACCGTTTCAAAATTAACACCTCCAAAATTTTCGTCTCCCGTCTTAATTACAGACGGGAGACGACGGATACTAACCTCATCTCTCAATAGTAGCGAGAAGATTTTAGATATGATCCATTTCTTTGCCCCGTTCCACCGTTTCACCCCGGAAGCAGTGACCGCAGTATTCCCAAATACCATTCGGCCACTCTCCACCGACCTTAC